CAGCAGTGCCATTGGGTTACCTACTCGATGTTGTGAGTTGCGTGAGGGGGGTGTACATGGCCAGGCTTGTTTGTCGCTGCTGTGCAGCGGATATACAGAACACCATGCGTTGCCGCGTTTGCGGAACATTGCATCCAACATCAGAACTTCGAGCGGCTATTTTGAGCCCAAGCGCGTTCGCAGCTTATAGTCTCATCCTTTTTGTGTTCGCCCTGCTGTCGTATTGGTGACACGCCGCTTCCCGCTGCCCTGGTCTAAGCAATGCGTGAGCTAGAAATCGCTACCGCGGCCGCCCTCTTCATTGGGGTATGGGCAGCCGCTTTAGTGATTCTTTTTCTGCGGTGAGACAGTAGCAATGGAGACCCGCCGCTTCCCGCCGCCCTGAAGCCCGCGTTTTGACGTGGATCAAAGACGCCGATGCGATCCTGTGGTTGGTATTACGAGCCGCGTCTGCGTAAGGAGGACACTAATGATCAGGTTGACGACAGCGTTGTTGACGCTGGGCGTTGGCATGGCAACTGCAACGACAGCAATCGCTCAGGGCTGCTTTTACGGCCATTGTAACCCCGAAGCGTCATGGTGTCGGCTTCTATGCGGGTCAGAGCAACAACAACAAATAGAGGCAGAAGAACAACAACAAAACGCTCGCAGCCAATGGGCACCGGGATATGTTGCAGAAACACACCACAGAAGCATGTACATGTACGTGCCACCACACGGCAGTAGCACGCATCTGCACAAAAAAGCTCCTCTAAAGAAGGTTGCTCCCTATTGAGGAGGCGTAGCGGCGATCAGCGGCCAAGTTGCTCACCAAAGATGAGGCGCGGCGGATCGCGGCGAATATCGCCAAGCTGCCGGAGTTGTTAGGTCGCAAAGATTAGATTGCTAAGCCTTCCGCTTCCTGCGCCAGCCAAGCAGACCAATCGCACATGGCGAATGGCTATTTTGCTAGCACATTTGAATAATCTGGCGCGCTTCTCACAACCGCGATTGGCGGCTCACCAATGGCGGGCAGTTTGCCGTCATTAAGTTTCGCTGCGCTCTCCTGATAGTCCAAATTCATATGCGACCGCCGAGCTAGTGCTCAACCGCGCACTGTTAGCGCACGATTTGGCAAGATCGACAAGTTCCTTATAAGTCCGCATAAGGCCGAAAACACGCAACAGATGGGTTATCAGGCTATTTGTTTTTATCCTGATAAGGCATGCGTCGTGCAGACGCATTTTCGAGGTTCCGGCTTTGGAACAAACAAATAAAACTTGTTCCAGTTCAGGAACAAACAAATAAAGCTGGTTCCGGATCGGGAGGATCGGGTGTGAAGTTGCTCACCAAAGATGAGGCGCTGAGGATCGCTGCGAACATCACCAAACTGCCGGCAAGAGAGAAAGCGGCGAGGTTGGGTTACTCGACAGTGAAGTAAAGGCATAAGGTGGGCCAGCACCGCGCACAAACTCCGGTGCTGGCCCTACGCTGACGCCGCCCTCGTTTGATGGGCTTGCTGCCAGCGTTATCCTTGAACGCGACCTCCCAACAAATCTACGTCGCGGTCGTCTAGGCAGGCGGTTGACTTTTTACGTGGTGCTGCACGGTTGACATAGGAGCGCACCACGCGTGATGGCCTCTCTTGCAGGCTTTGTTCATGATCGACAGAGCGCTGCCGACTATGAGCACGATCGCGATAAGGACAACCAGTAAGGAGGAGTTCATTGCAACCTCCCTTTGCCGAGCCAACCCTCAAGTGCACAAAGGCCAATCGTCGCCTGCGCTGATGCAGCGGGGCTCAACTGGTGGCGCATAGCGCCTCAAATAGTAGCCTTCGACTGCGTCCAGTGTTCCGATTAACGTGCGCGCGCGAGGCGATTCGCTTTCGCTTGCCTGTAATTTCCTGACCAGCGCGAGCAATTTGGATGGAAGTTCAATAGGAACTTGGTAGCGTTCTCTCAGGCCTTGGCCGATGAGTTCCCTGACAAACGACCAAGTAAGCCCCTCATAAAATGAGTGGCCCTCGTAGAACGTTTCCGCCTGTGACATGCCGGGTCCCCACTTTGGCACCTCACGTCTTGCTAATCAGATGAACCTAAGACCGTTCCCCGACACATCGCCATAATTTTGAGTTCCAATGGAACTTTCAAATTGATCCCACCAAATAACAGCACTTCAAGCGCGTTGGCGCGCTTTCACTGATGTCCGCCACTGACTCAGCGGACGGCGAAAGTCAGAGACAAGGTCAGCCATCAGCCGATCGTTCACAGCGCCGGCGGCGCGGAGCTGATAGGGCTCGATGCCTCGACGGCGCGCTTCGGCCGCGACGTCGAATTTGTCCTCTGCCGTGTCAGACGTGAGATCGCGTCTCATTACTGCTTATCCCCAAATCGTGGCCCTCGACCAAGGCCGGCGCCTTGACCGTGCGAATGGATGTTCGAGAAGGTCCTGGTCGGACCGTCACCCTTCTGGACAACATTATCGGCGTGCTTGGCGTCGCCGGAGTTTCGTAAGCGGTTGGCGATGCGCTGCTCGGGGCCTGACCCGGCATGATGGTTACGATTGTAGCGAACCTCAGTCATTGTTTTCGTTCCTTATGTTTGGTCAGACGTCGAAGTCGCGGCCTTTGGGCATCTGTCGCGCAGGCTGCAAACCGTGTTGAGCGCCGGATTTGTAAACTTGACGGCCAGTGCCGGGTCCGCCAGCGCCAACGTTCAGCGCGAGTTCATTGCCGAGTTTGCTAGGAATGGCCGCGCCTCCTTTCATGCCGACGCCGCGATAGCTCGACTCGGTGCGCTTGGCGGTAATATGCGTCCCGACCGAAGTTCCAATCTGTCCCGCCCAGCCTGGGCGAACAGCTTTGTTTGGTGCGCCAGTCCGCACTCGCCTCCGAGTAACTTGGCGACTTTTGATTCCGCCTGCCGGCCGATGACTCATTTCATTCTCCTTGTTGCTTAGAGGAAAGCTCCGCTCGCGCCTGCGCAAGTTCGCGGTGGGCAGCTCGAAGTCGCTCAGCGGCCTCGTCATTGATCAGATGGTGTTTACTTTGATAAGCAGCGTCAGCGTGGACAATCTCGGCCTTCACGTTTTGCAGCCGCGTTGAAACCGTCTCGTACTCGTGAAGCGTTGCGTCGAGCATGGTCCGCAATAGATCGGCCCGATCGATCGTGTCGAAATGTTCGATGATCGACGGCAGAATATTGTACAAAGCCAGGATCTGCTCGGACGGCTTATTAGGCGTGCTGTGGGTCACCGCTGATTTGCTTTCTTAGGTCCCGCAGCGCCGACACGACTGACCCGTGCTGTCGTGCTTCTTGGCGATTGTTAGGTCCAATTCGGCAAGCTCGGAACGCCTTGCGCGGAGTTGCTGGTCCATTTCCTCGAGCTGCGGCGCGAGCTTTTCAGCCGCCTGGATTTGGCCCTGCAGCAATGCAAGCCTGCTCTCCGCAGCTTTTATCTGCTGTTCGAGATTTGCAAACGTGACGACATGGGCGCGAACTTCGTTCAGTGCCGACAAGCCACGGTCGCAGATCATTTGAAGGTCGGTGTTCGTGAGCATTGCGCGCTGCGTTGGAGCAACATCGATCTCGATAGCCGCACCCTTCGCGTCGAGCAGTCACTCGAGCAGACGCAGGCCGGCTTGCGCTTCAAGGCGCGCCGAAAACGAAATATGGTCTTCGCTCTATGACGCTTCCGGCCTCAGTCATCAGCGAGCTGCGCGCGCATTGGCGGGCACTCGGCATTGGCCGAAGCACGCCAACCGATCTTGTATTCCCGGGGTGGGACGGTCGGCCTCTCATGCCCAACACACTCAGCCGCGAATGGTCGCGCGCCATCGCTGCTATTGGCGGCCGGCAAATAAGCCTGCACGCCCCCACGCCTCAAGCCTGATCGCGGCAGGGGTTGATATCCTGATGGTGAGCCGCCGGCTTGGTCATGCGAATCCGACGATTACATTAGGCCGTCTATGGCCACCTCTACGGCAACACTGACGACCGCGCTTCACAAGCTATTGACGCCATGCTGTCGCGAACTAGAACGGAGTGAGCACAAAACAGCCCCTCTTCCGGTGGCAATCCGGTGGCAATTCCGGTTTGAGGGGCGCGGCAAGACTTGCTAAGCGATTGATTTCCCGAGATGGGGGAGTGTCCCGAGCGGCAAAGGGGGCGGACTGTAAATCCGCTGGCTTACGCCTTCGTAGGTTCGAGTCCTACCTCCCCCACCATACGGAAATTAAAAGAGAAACTTTGTTTTCGGCCGCTCGTAAAGCGGCCTTTTTCATGTCGCGCATGTTGCGCTTTGTTCTCCTTTATTTCCGGGCATTTCCGGTTGCTGTCGGCGGCTACATGCAACATGAACGCGACACGACCGAGATACATTGATGCCCTCCCCTCGCCGCTTCCCGCGCCGCTATAATCCGACGATCTGTATGAGGCGTACCCATGACCAATCTCCTTGAGCAGGCGATCAACTGCGATGACGGGTACCGTGCCGCTAAGATCATTCAAGATGCGCTCGGCATCGAGAGCGACGATGTGGCCAACTTCTGCTTTCCGAAAAAGTGGCCAGAGGATCGTGAGGTGCGTGCCCGCATCATCGGCGATTGGCTGCAAACCGAGGCTCACTGCTTAGCCTGAAGCGAGTGATGCCCTCCGCGCCGCTTCCCGCCGCCCTGGCTGCCGAGGTGCAGCCGAACTACTAACGTCGTGCGAGACGCTAACAAACAGCAACTCGCTTACGTCTATTACGAGAACGAGCGGGCCGGCGCTCGGCAGCCAAGCTGCTCAACAAGGATGAGGCGAGAAGGATCGCGGCGAAAATCGCCAATATCCTTCAATAGCTCCGTGTTTGGTGTTTCCGGCAAAAGGAAAAGAAACCACAGACGAAAAACAGGCGCAGCATTTCTGGCAAAGCCAAATGTAACAAGTGCGCTTGTCGCCCCAATACTCGGACCGCACAGGCGCAACCAAGTCACTGCCGCATTGAACGCAACTCATCATGTCAACGTCCTCACCAATATTTATAGATTTCGCCGACAACAACCACGCAAAGCGTAGCTGCCGCCAGCATCAAAATTTCGGGAAGCCGATAGGTTCTCAGAATGCGAACCAGCATGGGGACCCTCACAGTCCCCCGAGACCCGTGATAATTGTCCCGCTTCAAATAGGCAAAACTGAGAGTATTTCGCGGCCGGTCCTCGTGTGTGGCCTAAACCAATGGATAGGCGACGCGAAGGATTGCCAGCAATATCGCCAAGCTGCCGGAGCTAGTGAACGCGCGGCCAATCGCCCATGTGTTGGTAATCACCAAAAATACGAATCAGTCTGTTTGTTACAACGCCGTTACCGCGTTGACGGAGCGTTTCTGCCAAAATGCAGTGGGTCATTGTCCCGGCCGTTCGACCACCCGATAACTGCAGAGCATCGGGTGCGCAGACGGCAGCAGTGCCACAAGTGATTACGCTGGAGCTGCTGCCGCTCTGCCTTCGCGCCACATTGCGGTTTAAGGACCGCTTCTATCATGCGTAACGAACACTCAGCAAAATACCCACCACGGCCGTCCGTCATGAAACACAACGCAACGCGCGAATCGCAGCCGCAACCGAACGAACAACGGCAACCGCGCCGTCGAAGCGTTTACGATCATGACGGCGAATATGAGTTCCTCTTTGCACAGCATTGGAACTGCGCCAGATACGACGCCGACTAAGCGATTCGAGGCCGCGCCCTGCGTACATCCGGCATGAGCGCGGCTCCCTCGCCGCTTCCCGCCGCCCTGGTCAATCGAGGAAGGTGAAACGTATTTCGTCGTGAAGGACAGCGGCGGGCAAAAGCTCGCTTACGTACATTTCGACGACCCTCGATCCGCAGCCAAGCCGCTCACCCATGACGAGGCGCGGGTGAGGCGTGAGGCGGAGAAGATTGGGGTCGCTAACTTCCAAAAAAATCTAATGCCAGAGTGCCGGTAATGGATCGAGGCGAATTAAAGCCGACCACTGCTATTCGATGAGGCCCATAAAGGGGCGCCGCACCATCGCTCGGGTGACGAAGCTCTTTAGAATTTCGGCTATCGCGGCGTACGAGGAGATCGGGAGAACTGAGACGCTCGAGCTGAACCCTATCGTGGTGCGGTTTGTATGGCGCCACGCCGCTTACCCGACAGGATGGTCGCCTAGGCGGCAGCAATTGCTGCTCGACGATTTTGCGTTGGCTGCGGAAAAGGAAGTTACCGGCACCTAGCCCGCCGCTTCCCGCCGCCCCGATTACGGGTTACGTCGCGGGATTACTTTTGCCGCCGCAAAAAGCATACATGCAATCAGAATGCCAACTGCGATGTAATCGAAACTGTGCGTGAAAACATGATGCATGGCTCACCACGCTCAAGCATATCCGCGCTTTGGGCATAGCAGTGTGACAGAACACCGTGACAGAACGCCGCTTCCCGCCGCCGTGGTCTGCCGAGGTGCAGCCGGAACTACTAGGTTGTGCGCACGCTAACAGACAGCAACTCGCTTACGTCTATTATGAGAGGAGCCGGGGCGATCTGCGGGCGGCCGTCTGAGCCAGTTGCGCGATCAGCTCCTGGTCCGACAACCTGGATAAGTCTGATCTTCCGGTCGGCCGATATTGAGCATCGCACGCGGCTCTTTTGAGGACCTTAGGTACTCGGCTATCGCGGAACAGAAGCGCGAATTTATTGACATGTCATATATAAATTGTTTTTGGCATGGGCCGGCGCTGAGTGATCTCGAACAGATTTGCCTGCTGTCCATGCTGCGACAAAATTACAAGGTTCGATTATTTTGCTATGACCCCATTACAAATGTTCCGACCGGAATCGAGATATCCGATGCTAGAGAAATAATGCCTCGTTCAGAGCTTCTTATTGACCGAGCGACTGGCAGTCCAGCGCTTGGAGCAGATAAATTCCGATATCTGATAATGAAAAAGGGCTTGGGAATTTGGCTGGATACAGATGTAATATTGCTCAAACCGCTACCGCAAGCTGACGATTACATTTTTGGGTGGCAAGGAAAAATTTTAATAAATAATGCTGTTCTGTTTCTAGCGCAGAATAGCTCTATAATTAACGAACTTTGTGATTTTGTTAGTCAACAGTATCCGATTCCTCCGTTCTATGATGCAGCAACTCGCGCCTATTTGGTGGAAAAAGCAAAATTGGGTCAACTGGTAGATGTTCGTGATATGCCCTGGGGAGTTTTTGGGCCTGAGGCGCTGACATATTTTATTCGAAAGCACAATCTGCTTCATTTTTCTAGGCCGAGAGAAGTTTTCTATCCGATCCATTTCACGGGAGCTCATGTTTTGTTGTCTTCGAAACATGAAGTAAGGGAATTAATGACAGCTTCTACAATTGCCGTTCATTTATGGAACAGGGCGTTGCGTCATCCGCCGACAACGAGCCCAGAAAACCCAATCGAAGGATTGGTCATAGAAAAGGGTTCCTTTGTGGAAAGATTCGCACGAGAGCAATTAGGATATCGCTTATCGAATTCCATAAGCGCCTAATGCTGCGGCCAAGCTGCTCACCAAAGACGAGGCGCGACAGATCGCCAGCAATATCGCCAAGCTGCCGGAGTTACTTCGAAAGGACGCCACTCACGGATGACCGATGACGACGAACTAGAAGACCCATCGTGGCTAGAAGACCTTGATTGGATCGAAGTAAACAAGCTTCGCCGCGCCTATAAGGACGGTGGAGAGGATTTGCTCAAAAAGGCGTGGAGGGATTTATATTTTAAGGACGTGCGCCAATTTGTTCGTGTAGCGTGTGCCTATGATCCAGATCGCATTCGGCCCATTAAGGAGGCCTTCGAAGATGCGGGTTACACCTTTCAAGATTTGATCGAACTAGCCAAGAAGAAACAACATTAGAAGCCGTGCCCTGCGTACATCCGGCATAGGCACGGCCATCCGCCGTCAACGCGGGACAGATGACAGCAGAAATAAGTGCGGGGCAGAAACCGTTAGGGGAACCAGTTTCAATGCCCCGCTATGCCACGGCGATGAGCGCCACCCCGTGGCAATCTCAATAATAGGTTTTCGGATATACAATCGGACGATTGAAGCCGGTCACAGAAGCGCGACCCCTGTTGCGTACCATGCGGCAAGCAATCAAACGAGCATCGTCGCCAGGTTGTAGATGGCGCTTATCGGACCCGAGTGGCTTGCCGTCCGCATCAGTGAGCACAACAGCGTTATCAACAACGCAGTAGTATCCGATAGCCACTTCGCCGGGAAACGTGCCCCTCGGAGCACGAACTTGAAGCGTCACCTTGTGAACGTCGGTCATACCCAGCCGACCCGTGGATATTCAATCGGCTGTCGGAATCTGTCGTGCGATGCTTTGGTTGAGGCGAGGCGAAGAGACATTAGTCCGTAACGAGTCGCACACATCAAATCATCGCCTTCCTTGACCACCTTGCCGTCCTTGCGGTGGTACAGCCGAAACTCTTCCCACCAATCAAGATGCTCCTTGAATACTTTCAGCTTGCCCGTCCGCATACGGTCGAGCATCACCATCAAGCCGGCCTCAACGGACACGCTGCCGTCTTCGAATTGAGCATGTTCGCGCAGCATATAGAGACCCTGGTCACGATATTGTTCGGCCAGAGCTATGCCGGCGCCTTCCAACGTTTCTCGCTTACCGTCTCGAGGAAACGCCCAACGAAGCTCTTTACCCCAGGAACGGAGAGCTGCAGCATGTTCGATTGGTGTCGATTCCTTCAGGCGATAACAGCGGGCGACATAGACGGTATCGGTATCGCGGTCCCATACGAGCTCGACCGCAGCAAACGGATGATCCCATCCGAAATCCATGCCGCCAATGCGCGGCCAGTGGCTGGGGAAGTCGCGGTGTTCGCAGGCAATCTTTACCTCCTCGACCGGGAAGATTCGGCCGCTACCTAAAATCGGAATGCCCTTGGTACGAGCTTCAAGTTCGTGCTTGGGATAACTCGCTATAATCCTTTGTTTTTCTTCGTCCGAAAAAATGGTCAACGTCAGAAATTGTCATGAAGGTCGTGTGCCTGTCGGGAGATTTTTCGTGCAGGAAACGACGCACCACTTCACTGACGCCAAGGAGCGGGGTAAAGGTCATGAACAGCGGGCCGTTGCCGACATTTAGGCGGGTCAACAGCTCCGTATAGATTCCACTGTCGCATTCCTCATCGGCCCAGGCCCAGTCGAGCGTTTCACCTTGGAAGGCTTCACGGCCAGCCAGGTACGACTTGAGACCAATCAACGACACACCGCCACTGACGTGCTGGACTTTGATTGTTCCAACAAGATCGGCAATGCCGCGAGCCGTGACGGTCTCAAGAATGGCATCCTTCGGGATTGTGCCGGTGCCGATAGCACCAGAGCGCCCCAGCAGAATGCGCTGCACGGTGTCGCGGACCACTTCGCCCGAAACACCGCAACACCAGCCCACTGTTGGCTTATTGAAACGCTTGCCCTTGAACCAATCAGGATAACGGCCCGTTGCGTGCATGGCCGCTTCCATGCCGCCAGCCAGCGTCTTACCAAGCTGATTGCCGGCGCACATCAACCGTTCGCGGTGTGTGGCGCCAGCGTCATGGAATTTTTGTTGAAGCGCGTAAGGCTTATAGTAGGCGAGGCGGTTCTCAATGCTCCGTCTCTGTCGTTCGGACTCCAATGCCGAGAGCACGTTGGGCAATTGTTCGTCGGATAAGCTCAATGTAGGTGTCGAGGTCTCGATCATCGATCTGCATCAATGTGGTTTCGGTTATTTCCAGCTCGCGGGGCAACAATCCAGCAATCATCTTGGCATACTCAACAGGGCGTTCGATGCGAGCGATCTTGATTGCGTCTGCGCCGCCCTCGGCGAAGTCCTTTTCCAGCGCTTCTAGGAAAGCGTAACTCAGACGATTTTTTACGCCCTTCGCTCGGCCCCCGGTTTTAGGTCGTCCCTTTTCAAATAGACTCATGCGTCGTCGGCCCCGTTTTCCGTGACCTGATTAAACTTGCCAACGTAATCCGGCCCGTACTGATAACGGTCAGCCTTCTTATCGAAGCTGCGGAACCATTCGCGGTTATCCTCCTGGTCTACACCATGGGATTTCCATTGTTCGCCTTTAGATTTCTTCATTTCCAAATCTCCTATGGTCAGCCAAGATGGTGACGCCTTGGCTTCTTAGTTCCTCGTCCCGCGCAAGATCGGCCTGACGGGCTTTAAGCCACGCCGGGTCTAATTGAGCCAGGATGCCGCCGATTACCGGGCCATTTTTCCAGCGGACGATCAGCGGTTGGGCATCGTCGCCGCAGGCGTCGTCTCGGCCTTCAAAGCCGACGATAGGGACCAAATGATTATTCATTTGGTATCCCCCTGGCAAAGTCGTGCTGTCGCCGCGCAATTGCACTGGCCGCCGATCAACATGCGTCTGAGAAATTCGAGCGGCTGCGATTTGCCGTCCGCGCTATTTTTTAGTTCCTGAAGGCGCCTTTCCAACTCCTCGCCGGTAAGCTCCTTCAATAGGTCGATGAGCGCCAAGAGGTCAGCGGAGCTGAAGTGTAAGGCCCGCAGAGCCTCGATATGCTCTGCGGCCGTATACTCATGTTTGCGCTTGGCTGCGAATGCCATGACTTAGCCCCGGCTATTCGTGCGTGGGCCGGTCTTTGGCTTGAAGCGGGGCGGGGAATTCCCGATACCGCGGTTCTTTGGCAGCGGGCCGCCGCCTCCGGTTATCGCGTTGCCCGAACCCATGCCATCAACGTCATCCAAGATATCGCGCATCTTGTCGGAGACACCGCGCTGTTCGTAGGGCAGTTTGTTGCGGAGGCCGTCATTGCAGTCGGTGTAGGCGCCACAGCCGCGCTCGTAGCCGTTGTCATCATCAAAGCGCCGGCCTTGATAAGTATCGGTCGAGGCGGATGCCTCCCAGGGGTCACGATCAATCCGTAAGAACTCATATGACTCTGGGTCGTCGCCGTAGCCGTACGCGCCTTTCTTAAGTTGTTTCTTTGACGGAGGTGCCATAATTCTCAATTCCTTTCTCTAATGATTGAATGCGATGCCGCAACTCTGCGGCCTCGTTCTGCGATTTTCTCACCGCCTTAGTCGCAAGGTCGGCGTAGTTTTCAATAACGTGTCTCACCTGAATTGGCAGAGACGCAAAAAGCGGTCGGTGAATTTTCGCCCAGGACCTGGGCGGGCTCACTTCGTAAATACGCGAAATTTCTGTCCGGACAGAAAATGTTGCGACCGGGTTAGCCAACATGGCTCGGTCGTGCAGTCGTTCAATCGCCTCGGCTGTGGCGAAGATTCGTTTGTAGTCTGCGCCACCGAGATTTTCAGTGCGTAGGAAAAGCGCCACAGTGGCCGGGGCGGCTGGTAGAAACGGAACGCCCTTCGTTTTACAGAAATCAGCGAACCGGCGACAAAGAACCAGTTCGTGGGACTCCAGCTCTACCGGTGGCGCCGCAATCTGAGATGCCACCGCTTTTTCATTATTCTTTTGAGCCTCGGAGATAGCCTGCGCGAGGTTCACCTTGAAACCCTGAGCAAATTAAAATGTAGGGCTTCGAAATCCCGGAGCGCCCGCCAAAGAGCCGCCACGCCTTTAGTTGGGCGACCATCGGCCTCAATTGCGGCTTCCCACGAACGCATGAATTCGATACGGGCGTTTGGCGACATCTTCAGAAAATCGAGCTTGGCCCTTTCGTGTTCCTCTGCGATGGTGCCAGGGAGAAATTTATTTGCCCTGACAAGTGAGTCATGGTCCCAATCCATTTCAGCGCCCCCTCCTGCGGGCGGCCACGTACTCAGCAGCGGCGCGAATTTGGTCGCGGCCCTGTGTACTATCAATTTTCGCGTTCATCGATTTGAACCGATAATCAGCCTCGCTGCCGCGCTCGATGCTACCAGCGCCGGGACGTTGGACGGTGGGGACAGGCCTTGTGACTTTTTCCTTGATGCCGCGTTGGGCCATACGCCAACGGGCGGCGTCCATCATCATCATTTGAGCGGGAAGCGATCTGAAGGCGGGGTCATTGTTCCACCGCCACGCCATTTCCTGATCCGTTACTCCAAATTCGTGCAACATTGCCCGCGCTTCTTTTTGAAGCTCGCCAAACTGCTCGTCGGAGATTCCCTGCGCCTTCACATGACTTTCGAGATCGGCGTCAGCGCTCTGAGCCGCCCTAGCGAATTCTTGCCTAGCCCGCGTCTGTTGCGCCTGCTGGTTCGCGGCCTGGGCCAACTGTGCCTCATGAGTTAGTCTATTTACCGTCTCGATGTGGCGAGTGATCGCCTGCGCTTTTTCCGGCGACGATTGAGCCAGAACCTGTAGGGCGGTTTGCAGTTGGTCGTGGCGCACATTCTGAACCTCAGGGAACGACGCTAACAGATTGGCATAAGCGCTTTGGGCGTTGGTGGCCGTTATCGCCGCGTAGCTCTGTGCCATCTGCTCGGCCTGCGCGGCGTATCGGCCGACTTCCTGTTGCACGGCATTGAGGACGGCCGGGTCCTGGAGCGCCTTAGCAACGGGGTCTTCTGCGGCCGGCGCCTGCTCCGGCTGAAACTGTTTATCCAAAGCGACTGGCGCATCCGGCTGCGCTTGCTGCTCTTGGGGCATATCCGCGGCGGGCTGCGGATCGCCAGCACGCAATTCATCAATAACGCGGGCTAACTCCTGGTCTTCGGCGGACTTGATTTGCTCGCCTACGGTTTCACGGAAGCGGGCAACGTCGGCACTTGCTTGTCGGAGCGACACCGTTTGGTTCTCGGGCATCTTTTGGCCCGCTCGCTCGCCGGCTTGCTCAAGATAGGTAACCGGAATAGGCGCGGGGGCTTCGTGCGGCGCGTCTTGGCGCAGGGCTTCGGAAGCTACGGAACCATCAATTGGATCGACATCGGGCGGCGCAATGGGATGGGCCGGCCGCATTGGCTCGTAACCTTGGCCGCGCTCAATCGCATCTATTCCGTAGCCCTTAGGTTCGGTCCCGGATACGGGCGCTTGCTCGCTCGCCTCACCGCTCCAGCGCGATTCGCTCAATATGCGTGCGGCTTCTGACAGCGATATCGGCTCTAGATTTTCACTCATGAAAGCTCCGTAACGCCAACGTTCCCGCTGGACGTGCTAGTGGACGTGAACTCAAGAAGTTGGCCCGGAGACACGGTGAATACGTCCGGGGTGCCGTTCGCGTTAATCGGAACGCCGGAGTCGGGCAGCGATGCGGTGCTAATGCTCGTTCCCGTATTATCGATGGCAATGTAGCCAGCCACCTGGGACAAAACGCGGCACTGGTACGTCTGGCTCGTAAAGTTGGTGCTTACGACAGTGCCAGCACCGGTCCATGCAAGATTCTGTGCCTTCAAAATCCGAGATGACAACGCCTTGCCAACGTAATTGCTCACAATCAGTCCTCCTGAAAATTATCCGAACAGATGATTCCACCAAACGCGGCTGTAACGGCGAAGCCGGCGCCCAATGCCGTGCTCACGTTGGAGCCAAGCTTCGAACTCGTCCGCCCTTTGTGCCCGAAGGTCGGCGTCGATATCGGCCGCCCTTTGCGTCATATAAGTTTCAATCTCGGCAAGCCCGAGCTGCCGATTAAATACCTTGGTCATGTGGCTCATATTGAATTGATGAATTAGAATTTATGTGGATTTGGCCATAGAAATCTTTTGAGTAATGGCCGTTACACGATCACCGACAAATGGGGGATGCTATGTCCGAGTGGCATTTTTGGACTATTTTCATCGTTATTCTCGCGCTGGCCTATTGGTTGGAGCGACGGCTCGGAACGATTATCAATATGCTGCACGATCTAAAAGACGCGGCTGACAAGGCAGACCATAGCAACGACACTTGGGGTGAAAATGGATGAATTAAGCGGCGTTATTGCCGCCAGGGATCACGGTAAATCGGCGCTGACGCTTTTTGCATTCTTCATGTTCTTCTGATAGTTGTGCGGCTGGCGCGGTGAGTACATGCACAATCGAACCAAAAAGTGAGCGTTGTTTATCGGGGCGGGTTTCGTCGCTGGCATAGCGGTGTAGCGTCTCCACTGCGGCGTTGTAACTCTCATCGGGCATGGCGTTGATCAGGGCGATGGCCACCGCACCAATCGTGAGCGCTATTTCCTTATCCATAACGTTTTCCTTGTTTGCATTCATATCGCGCCGCTTGTTCATTGCCCCGCGCAAGTTCCGGAATCAAAATCGGATCAATATTAAGACTGCGCCGCTCTCGCAGGGTTTTGCTAAGACCGCGGCTGTTCAAATAAGAACCGTGCTTCTCGTTGTAGGCCGTCCGACCGCTTTCCAAGCTGCGGTAGCGTTTGGCCGGAGAACCGAGAATAAGGACTTTGCCGCCAGCCGCTTTCTGTCGCCAGTCGGCCGCGACCTCTTCTGCTATCGCATCTCGATTCACGCGATGCTCAAGCCAAGACTGGACCTTGGCCGACGAGACTTCGCATTTGTCGAATAGGGTGCGCTCCGCTTTCGACCACCAGCGGCTGTTCTTGTAGAGTCGGCCGGCACGCTCCAGCGCTCGTTGTATCTCCGTAGGAACGAGCATCGCCACATACGAGGCATCGAGGGCAACGGGGCGGACCGCCGATGCCGCCTTTTGGCGCCACGCAAATTCGTATCTGCCGAACTTGGTTAAAAGCCTGGTCGGCTGGGCGTAGTCGCGGAGACCAAGACCGGGGAGGCCTTCCTTATCTTCTTCACGCCATACCGACACCGGGCAGCGGAAGTCGCCGGGATAGATTTCCTGCCGGTCGCGCTCCGTCTGAGGAATGGCGCAGATTAGGTGATATAGCGTCTCCGCCGCGATCTTGATTTTATTCTCGAAACCGCAGCCCCAGCAGATGCCCCGCCGTTCTGCGTACTCCTTTATGCTCCTGCACTCGAAGCGTGCACCGCAGACAGCGCAATCGCATTTGAATGGTAAGTTGTTCTTCTCGAACCGACGCAGCTTCCTGCGATGCTCGGAGTTGCCACGCCGAAGAACGATCTCCTCGCCCTCAATTGTCGGCTTGTCCCACGTTATGGGGCCGGTGGGCAGCGTAATTCGCTGCGGTCGGTGGGCGAGAAATCCGTCGTCAAGAGCGCGGCGAAGCAGCCAGGCGCCGACGCTATTGGCAAACTTGAGTGCTCGCTCAAGGTTGCCATGCGCGAGGATGCGATTGGCCAAGGCAATGAAGCTCACGCCGCTCCGAAGGCGTTGCGCTTCCTTATTCAGATACCGGAGGAAATCATTACTTTCTGGTGCCAGGCCGCCGACGTATGGCGAGATGTGTGCAGTAACGGATTTACGAATGCTCATTCAAGAATCAGCCCCTGCGCGGCGCAGTTGCCGCGGCCCCAACGAATCAAATCAGTGAGAGAATCCGATAATTACATTGTACCCGATTTGCCCCAAAAGTGCCGGTCGCGCTCCGGTGAGTCAGAACGTCGCAAGTTGCCGCCGCGCTGCTGTAGAGAGAGCGGGGGTGGTCAAGTCATGGAACTGGAATCCTAGATTTCCCGCAGACCTCCACCCCCGCCCTGATTGCGCCATCAAGGACTGAGAGAAAAGTCTGTCGGACCGTGGATGTATCGGCCGACAACCAGACGTGCTGTGTCCGCATCCGGCACGTATGGGGGACGAAGGCAAAGCCGCTAGCCGTCGGCACAACGCTGGCGGCTTTGCTGTCTCTGTGGCGGCATTTTTTTGCTGCACAGTCATGTGCTGCCCAGCTCCGCCCTGACGACTTTACGCAGCACGTCGCGGTCAACCGGAATGGCATTTGGCCAGCGATAGCCGCCAAGTACGTTTAACGGGATGCTCGACCCCGATTTTGCCCCTCGCAGCTCATTGTTTTTGTTTGCTAAAAAGAGGGGGTTCGGGGACGCTCTGGTATCTGTACTCAAAAATGATTTTCTAACGCGCCGTTGGCCCTTATCGTACTCACGGCAGCGGTCGGAACAGTAACGTTGCTGACGCGCTTTCCGGGTTACACGACGACCACAGGCCGCGCATGTAACCGGCGTGTCCTTGTGGCAATGCGGCAGTTCAATTTTCATGGGATTCCTAATTTTTGGGTGCCCCATTTTGGGTCCCATATTTTCTGATGCGCTGTAGGGATTGATGGTGGTAGAGACCGGTTAAGGGAGTCCCAGATTTGTCAGCGACCCCACCCCCGGCACCCCTTCTTTGCCTATTAGCCGGCATCCTGGCCCTTGTGCCGGACAATGAAGTGCTTGCCGCAAACAGCGCATGGTAGGGCGGGGCGTCCTACGAACGACGAAGCAGGTAGAAGGACGATGGCGAAGACAGCGAAGGCGGCGAGAGATCGAAGGCGCGAGCGATTTAGACGAGCGAAGGAACGAAAGCGCGTGGCGCGGCTGCGGAAAGGTCGTCGCGGTTACCGCTGAGGGTAACATTATGGTCGCTCGATTGAATGTTTGGGTTTCGCGCCCCGTTCGCCAATGACGCCGGATCGCGTCGCCAGCACACTGTCGGTTTGTATTGCTGATCGCTCGATTTCCGTGACGGTCTCGGAAACGAACAGCAGATAATGTATCCGCAAGCACTGTCGTAGCTATTTGTAATGACTCGCATTTATTTGCTGTGTTGCGAGCATGTCGCGTACAGCCCCCAGCCAATTCGTTCCGCTCCAAGCTTGGCGAGAGCGCGTCTGATATTCGTCTGATGCCAGTGCCGGCGCTGGCGAGCCGGATAGCACCAGGCGCGTAATTGCTTCATCGACACCACGCCCTGACCAATCAGCAAAGCGCAGCCGCATTGACGGACGAGCCTGCCGGTTCGCGGAAGGGCCGCATTAAATGATAGGCGGGCTGTATCGATTGAGCGTCGGCGCTTATCCCAAACGGTCCGTGTGCGGTTAGCTAAATGCATTTCAAGCTGCCGCTTCCAAGTCAGGTGGTGGACATATTGCATCCACCAGCCAAGTCGCTTCGTCCGCCGTCAGGAATTCAGGACAAGTTGCTGTCAGCCCAGCAGGGGTGGCCGTGGCAACACGGACACATTCATCACTAGCCTTACTGCCGAGTTCTTCCTTTGAGACAAGTGCAAGCTTAGTCTTACTAAGATTTACTTGGCGCGGACTTGTCTCATTGGCCTGTTCTTGTTTTATCCGGCGATACCAAGTGGGTCGGCTTATTCCGAGTGCCACCCAAGGCTGCTCCTTCGATGTCCTATGGTTGGCGAGATAGTCGGCCCTGGATTGCTGGCCTCGTAATTGCCGTCGCAGCCTGTCCCGTTGCCGCTTCTTCTGCTTTCTGATTAGTGCCATTACCGCCTCCGTCATGTCACACGGGCCTATTGTCCGTAGCTGGAGCCGCGCCCGTTCCCCATATGTGACCTGTAGCCGCTCCCCCAGTGTCCTTGGCTTCGGCTTGCGCTCCCACATCGGCATTGAGTTTATTTCGAGCTGCAATTCTCGGGCCTCGTCCTCGGACATCCAAGGCGCCCATCGCTCGATCTCATGGCGCATCCTGTCGGTCGGCCCCCATAATTGGATTGCGCCGGGACGTCTGATCGCCTCGTAAGCGCCGAGTGAGATCGGCAGCAACAGCTCCTTTAGATATTCGCGGCCGGCGTCATCATCGGGCAGGACCGATCCACGACATCGGTCTCGGAGAAGTTTACGCAGATCACCTAATCGAAGCCGACGTATCAATTCGTCGTTAGATAACTTGACGCGGGGCCGACGCCCCGGTAATCCTGTCATTGCAAAATATTCCTATTTGCCCCGTCCGAAATGGCGGGGCATTTTTTGTTTATTCAACGCTTTATCTGATGTGGCCTCGCTTACCCGCCATGTCAGATATGGGGGGGCGTGGACTCCGCTACCGCTGAGACGGGATCACGCGCCCCTAACCCGATATGTCTGATCTAAATTGGGAAACAGGCAGTCCTTTCCGCCGCTAACTTGGGGGTGGACCTTTAACTGCGCGGCCAGCTTGGGCTCTATTCTGTGACCACCCGGCACAATCCAGTACTCGCATCTATCGCCATCAATGTTCGTCTGAACCATGCGTGCATCCGGCCGCCGCAGCAGATCGAGCGCCTTGTGAAATGTGAGCTTGGGTTTGGTCATCACACCGCCCCCCTGCCCTCAAGTTTCTCAATGTGACGGCGCAGCGTTGATTTCCGTCCCTGCCATTTCCGGCCGCCCAGCTTGAACAGCGGAAGCCGCCCCTTTTCTGCTAGGTCGTACCCCTGACGCTCCTTGATATTCAGGAAACGACAGATGGCGCTCATGCCGTTGAGCACATCATCCGCCAAATCGTTATCGGCCATCCCATTATCTCCTGTGTTCTGGCACCACTTAGCACTTGCTCGCGTCAAGTCGCAATGCTAGTGTCGTGCCAGTGTCTTGCAAAATAAGGACTGTAGACAATGGCGCGGCAACGGGCACCCGGTGGGGGTAGAAAGCCCAAGGGCACCACGCCTATGCGGTCGCAACTGACCGTCCGAATCCCCGACGAACTACGCGCTGAATTAGAGGCCTCCGCAAAAAGACGGGGCCGCAATCTTTCCGATGAGCT